CAAAACGCACTAAACAACATTAATACATCAACAGGTATCATATTGCCTCATGGTGTGAAAATGGAAAGTGAGTACCCTGCTAACAACGTTGCATTTAAGGAGGCTATTGATGACTTTGATACAGCGATTGCAAGGGCTTTGCTTGTGCCAAATTTGCTCGGAGTATCGCCTCAGGGTAATGTCGGTTCGTATTCCCAATCAACAAATCAGCTTGAAGCTTTCTTGTGGACATTGGAAGCTGATGCAATACGACTTGAAGAAACAATCAACGAGCAATTGTTTAGACAGTTGGCAAAGGTAAACTTTGGTGATGATGGATACCCTCGCTTTAAATTTAAACCTGCATCAGGAACTAAGAAGCTTGAACTTATAACTTCATGGAAAGAATTAGTTAGTGCCGGTGCTGCTAAACATACTGAAAGTGATGAAGAACATTTACGTGAGCTACTTGATTTTCCAGAAGCAGGTGAGGAGATTAAACCTAATGTTGCAGATGTCGGTAGAATTGGAAACGAAGATAATAATCCAGATGGTGAAAGTAATAACGATGATAATAGTGATAGCAACAATAACGATGATGGTGATGTAGAAGATAAAGATCCATTAGACGATGAAGAAGATATGGCTGCTAAAGAAAAAGCCGAAAAGGAAAAGCAAGCCAAAACTGATTCAACTATTATTGGTAAAGGTCTGGTTACTGTTGGTGCATTTAGTAAAGCATTAAAACGTGTTGACTTTGCAGCTATTGCTAAAAAGACTGATACTACTACAGAAGAATTTACTGCTCGTACTGCAAGCGTGATGGATAGCATTATTGATGATCTAATTACTAAAGCTAAAAGTGGTGGTGATTTAAGTGAAGACATTACTAATAACATTAAATTATTAAAAGTTAACCCTAAACTAAAACGTAAACTTAATACTGCACAAACTGCAATGCTTCGTTCAGGTTTTAAAGAAGGTACAAGTGAAGCAAGTAGTGAAGTTAACAAAGCAAAGAACTCAGACTTTTCACGCAACATTGATATGGAACGTATTAATTTAATTGCTGATGATTACTTTAAGATAACTGCATTTAAGATAACAGGTAACTTAACAACTGATGCTGTTAGCATTATTGAACAGGCTATCTTGAATGGTGCGCGTTATGATAAAACGTGGAATCAAGTTGAGACAGATATATACCAGACCTTTGCAACTAAAGGTATGATTTCACCTGAACAGGCAGTGGAAGCTTTAGGTGAGGCATTAGGTGTTGATAATCCTGATGCACGTTTACGAACTATTACTAGAACTGGAACGTTTGATGCTATTAACACTGCACGACAAGAATACTTTAATGATCCTTCGTTAGGTGGTTTTGTTGTTGGTTTTGAATACAGTGCTATATTAGATGATAGAACTACACAAATTTGTAGACATTTAGATGATGATGATCGTGGAAACCATAGTAAGAAGTGGTATGAAAGCAATGCAAGCTTCACTCCACCTAATCATTATAATTGTCGTTCACTATTAATACCTGTTACAACGGCTGATGAAGAAACGTTTGTTGAAGGTGGTGAACCTGAAATGCAGCCTCAAGAAGGTTTTCGTTAATGCTAACTGATAAGCAACAGAGCCAGTTAAGGTACGAATTAAAACGTAGGTTTATGCTTAACGTTGAACAAGGTCTTGATGATGCTATTAATCAAGTTATGTTTAAAGGAATTAATTTAGGAGATATGGTTACAATAGAACTAAGATTGCAATCACACGTACTAGGTAAAACTAAAGAAGGTCAAATACAATTGGAGCAAGTTAAGTGATTATTATATGTCCATCAGTACCACATACAGGACATCACTTTATGAAGTCTCGTATATTTAAAAGCTATGATGTTAGATCGCCTTTAGATGATACGTTAAGTAGCAAGTGTGCTCTTATGGGACATTTTGATTATAAGTTTTCATTAGCATGGGGATACTGGATGCAACAAGAAAACGTTCAAATTATAATCCCATTAAGGCATCCCGCTAGATGTTTAGCTTCATTTAATAAAAGAAACACTATTAACTCAACATACGAAAGTTATTGCAGACAATGGGATACGCTTATAAGTATGACTCGCAAATTAAGTAACATTATGTATCTGCATTTAGATGATAAAGTAATTAGAGATAAACAAGCAAAAGCTATTCTTGAAGTAATAGGGTTGAGCCATGATGTTGATTGGTCTGTTGCAACTGAAACAGGTTCAAAGCATGGTACACATGAAATAGAGATAAGCGATACACTGTTAGAGAATGTTCCAGAAAAATTTATTAACTTTTACAATAGCAAAATGTGAGGCAGTTATATGAATACTATTCATCAAATTGAAATAACTTCACGTTGTAACTTACGATGTAAGTATTGCGTTCACCCGCACATGCAACGTACTAAAGAAGATATGAATTTAGAAACGTTTGAACGTTCACTGTATTGGGTAAAACGTTTTGTTAGTTATGGTACACAAGGTACAGAACTTAACTTAGCTGGTATCGGTGAAAGTACTATGCACCCTGACTTCAACTTATACGTTGCAATGGCGCGTGAAGCATTAGGTAATAAACGAAACTTAATACTTGCTACCAATGGCGTTTCATTAACTGATGAACATGTTGAAACATTAAAACGTTATAACGTGTTTACATGGGTTAGTTTGCATCGTCCTGAAAAGGCTGGCATTGCTGTTAACATGTTGAAGAAAGCTGGTGTGTTGAAAGGTGTTAGTGCTGATCCAGCTATCGCTTCTGTTGATTGGGCTGGTCAAGTTGAGTGGGAAGTTACTGCTGCTAGTGGTGTTTGCACTTGGATAAGAGATAACATGTTTTTTATATATGCTGATGGTCGCGTTACTAAGTGTTGTTTTGATGGTGAAGGAAAAGGTGTTGTTGGTCATGTTAACGATTTAAACTTATGGACTGTTCACAATACACCTTATGAACTTTGTGATAAATGTCATTTAGATTCAAACATAGCCAAGGTAGCTATAGCATGAGCGTTCAAGTAACAAGAATACATCAAATTGAAATTACAAATGAATGTAATCTTGCTTGTGAATATTGTCCACACTCTAAAATGCAACGACCTAAACAACACATGAACTTTGAAACGTTTAAGCAAGCTATGGCTCATGTTGATTACTATGATAAAAAAGGTACACAACCTGAACTAAGTTTAACGGGTATGGGCGAAAGCTTTTTAAACCCACTGTTTATTGATATGTGTCATATAGCTAGAGAGACTTATCATAAACGTATATTACTTTCAACAAATGGTATTAAGGTCAGTGAAGAAGAAATTAAAGAACTTGCTGATTTAAATATTGAATTATATGTATCACTACATAGACCTGAACGAGCAAAGAAAACAATCGACTTAGCTATTAAGCATGGTATTTTAAAAACAGTTAACGCATGTTTCGTAACATCATCACTTAACTGGGCTGGTCAAGTTGAGTGGGAAGAAACTGCACCCGTTGTAGATTGTATTTATTTAAAAGAAGGCTATGCTACTGTATTAGCAAATGGTGATATAACTACATGTTGTTTCGACTATGAGGGTTATCACATATCAGGCAATGTTAATAATAAAGTTGGAAATTTATTAATAAATCAGGGTAAACTGTGCAAAGACTGTTCACAAGTCATACCCGATAACATTAATGATGAACAAGTTGCGATTGCATAAGAGGTAATTACTATGGAACTTACTGCTGAGATATTTGCCGTTGGACAATGGAACGGTATGAATTTTGAAAAAGAAGATTTGAATTTAATGTCTGCTGCATTTAATTCATTAAAGGAAGTTCACAAAGTACCTTTGAAATTTGGTCATAATGATGAACAACCTTTTACTGATGGCCAACCTGCAATTGGATGGGTTGGTGAAGTATGGGTTGAAGGAACTAAGCTTATGGCTAAGTTCATTGATATTCCAGAAGTCGTATATACTGCATTGCAGAATAAATTATATAAACATGTATCCGTTGAATTGGATATGGGAGTTGAACATAAAGGAAATTATTATACATGGGTGTTGTCTGGTGTTGCGTTGCTCGGTGCGGATATACCGGCTGTTAATACGCTTGCTGATTTGACAAGCTTTATGAGTAAAGATGATGAACTATCCTTTAAAAAACGTGTTGTGTTTACTGCAACATATATTGAAACTAAAAAAGAGGACAAAGTTATGTCTGATAGTGAAGAAGTAATTGCACTAAAAGCTCAACTAGCCGCTTCACGTGTCGAAACTGAAAAGTTAGCTACAACAAATATGTCTCTTGAAAAAGATCGTATTGAAAATAAAGCTAAGTTTGCAGCACATGAAAAAGCTGAATCACATCGTAAAGATGTTGAATCACGAAGCTTATTAGCTGCTAAGTTAGATGCAATGGTGCAGGATAAAAAGATTGCTCCGTTTACTCGTGAAGATTTTCTTAACGAATACGACAATGCAAAAGATAAATCAATGGTTGTATTTTCAGTTGATAAACTTGAAAAAACTATTGATGCTAATCCTGCTTATTTTGGTGCTGAACAAGCACGTAACAAAGCTGATAAGCTTAAAAACGAAGATGGTAAAACAGCAAGTGAAATTGTTGTTGAACGTACTCGTGAATACATGGCTAAGAATGGTGAGAAGAACTTTGCAGTTGCTAAGACCGCAATCCTTCAAGCTGATTTAGAATTAGCTAATAGCTACACTAAGATGGAGGGTTAAGCTATGAGTTATTTAGAAAGCATTCCCGTTATTGCTGGTGCTGACTTAACAGCAAAGCAATATAAATGTGTTGCTGTTGCTGGTACTATTGCGGCTGATGGAACTGCAATTGGATTACTACAAAACAAGCCTAATACTGGTCGTGATGCTACGGTTGGTTATGCAGGTCGTTCACGTTTTGTTGCTTCTGATACGGTTGCGGCTGGTGCGTTGTTAACACCAACAACAAATGGTTTCATGGTCACGGTTGGTTCTGGTGATCCATGTTTTGGACGCGCACTAAGCGCAGTTGCATCAGGTGGTATTGGTGAAGGTATTTTTAACTTTGCTAATGGCTTACTAATCGCTTAATAGGAGTATTCATTATGGGTGCTACATCACAAGACTTACATATTGACACTGCTCTTTCAGAAGTAGCGTTAGGGTATCGACCAGAAGGCTTTATTGCCGATATGATCATGCCTATTGTAAATGTCTCTAAACAATCTGATCACTACGTTATTTGGAGTCGTGCTGATCGTTTACGAAAGCATGATACTAAACGTGCTCCTGCTACAGAAGCAAAACGTATCGAAGAAAATGTAAGTTCAGAAACGTACTACGCAAACAACTACGCATTGAAATCATCAATTCCAATTGAAGACTTTAAAAATGCTGATCCAATTTACCTTGATAATTTAAACAATGGTAAAACTGAATTAGTTATGGATGGTCTGTTAATTGATTGGGAAGTGCGTGTTGCTAACCAAGTAACTTCTGGTTCAAACGTTGGTTCATACAGTGCTGTTGCATCTGCATGGAACGATGGTGCGGCTGGTTCAGATCCAATTGGTGATATTAATGTTATGTTAGATAACGTTCAATACTCAACTGGTAAACGTCCTAACCGCTTAACGTTTGGTTTAAAAGCTTGGCAAGTATTCCGTCGTCATTCCGATGTTCGTAACATTATCTTCGGTAATAATAACGGTGGTGGTTATGCATCTATCGCTCAAGTCAAAGATTTATTTGAAATCGAAGATTTGCAAGTTGGTGGTGCTTTCCAGAATACGGCTGGTGAAGGTTTAACTGAAAACTTATCTGCAATTTGGGATGATCATATCTTAGCTCACGTAACACCAATGAGTGCAAGTAAAGATCGTCCTTCGTTTGCTTATTCGTTCCGTTGGAATCAAGCTGGTTTACCTAACTTTCAAGTTGAGCGTCACCCTTACGATACTAAACGTAAGGCGCAAGATTTGGAAATTGGTTACTACCAAGATGAAAAAGTTACTGGAGCAGAGTATGGCTTCTTGTTAACTAACGTAACAAGTTCTTCTTAATAACTTGTTAATATTGGCCTGTATGGTTTGGTTAAGCTATACAGGTCTTTTTTAAAATAACTCTGGAGAATTGTTATGGCACTGGCAAAACATGATTTAGATAAACCTGTTGAAGAAACTGTTGAAGAAGAAGTTGTTTTAGAAACTGAAACTGAAACTGAAACTGAAACTGAAACTGAAACTGAAACTGAAACTGTTGAAGAAGACGTTGCTTTAGAAAATAAAACTGAAACTGAAACTAAGTAAGGAGAACTATCATGGCACTTACACCAAGTCACTCTGACGAAAACCGAAGTAAAGTTCTTAACTCAATTAAAAAGATTGGAAAAGAAGGCACTGCACAAGCTGCTGATAAGTTGAAAGAACAATTTAACATCGGTGATAAGCAGAACATTGCTACACCTAATAACAAAATTATTAAAGCTTAAATTTATATTAACTGGAGAAAACATTATGTTTATTGTCATACACTGTATGGGATTACCGTTTAATGGTGAAACGATTAAAACAAAATCGTTAGGTGGAAGTGAAACTGCTGCTTACTATGTAGCGAAAGAACTTGCTGCCAAAGGTAACAAAGTTACTATGTTCACTAACAGCCAAGAAGAAGGTGAATGGGATGGAGTTAAATATGTCTTTGCAGGTAACTCAACTGAGCAACAACCTTTAGGAGATCGCTTTCATTTCTACGCTGAAAACACTCCGCATGATGTACTGATAATTCAGCGTTATCCTGCTGCGTTTCAATATAACTGGGCTGCTAAGATGAAGTTCTGGTGGGTGCATGACTTAGCACAAGTCCGTTCACAACCTCAAATAGCTTCTAACCTTTGGAACATTGATGGAATCCTTACGGTGTCTGACATGCATAAACAACAGTACGTTGAAGTGTATGGTTTAAATCCTGATATTATTTACCCAATTCAAAACGGTGTTGATTTAAGTTTGTTTGAAAAAGACTTAACAAAAGAAGATGCTGTTTACTTTACGTTCCCTGAAAATGAATTAGATAGTAAAGAAAAAACTAAGCTACTTTATTCGTCACGCCCTGAACGTGGTCTGGCTCACTTAGTTAAGCCTGATGGAATTATGGAAAAGCTTGCTGCAATTGATAGCAAGTATCATTTATATGTTTGCGCTTATGAGAATACTACTGCACAAACTGAACAATATTACTTAGCACTTAAACAACGTTGTGAAGAATTACCGAACGTAACTTTACTTGGTTCATTAACAAAACAAGAACTTGCTGATGTTATGCGGCAATGTGATGCAATGGTTTACCCAACACCAGATAACAAACAGCCTAACTTTGAAGAAGTAAGTTGCATCACTGCAATGGAATGTATGGCTGCTGGTTTACCGTTCATTAGTTCAAAGCGTGGTGCATTGCCTGAGACATGTAAGGACTCTGGAAGCCTTTTAATTGACACTGATGATAATGGCTTTCCAGATGTTGATGCTTTCGTTGCAGCCATTACAGGCATTCCGTTTGGTCGTATGGATGGAATTAAGGATATACAAATGGCTCAATTAGCGGCTGCTAAGAAGTATAGCTGGAACGTGGCTGCTGAAATGCTGTTAGGACACATTGAGACAGCCAAAGCTAAGAACACCTCAAACGGCTCTAAAATGCGTTACATGCTACAAATGAGCGACATTTACGCACTGAAAGCATTCGTAGAAGCTGGTAATGTTGATACGGCTGATGCAATTCAAGCTCGCGTTGTTGAAGAATTGGATGAATGTTATCGGTTTGCCTTTGATAATAAGTGGGCTGAACACTATGCCAGCTATTATGATTATGAAAAAGATAGAGGTGTTAATTATGGTGCGGAAAATTTGGATAACAATCCTCGTTATGAGCATGTCTCCAGTATTATTAGTAACTTGCCTGCTGGTAGTAGCGTTATTGATTATGGTTGCGCTCACGGTCACTATACGATCAATCTGGCAAAGCGATTCCCCGATAAGCTTTTTACAGGTATTGACATTACTCGAACAAACATTGAAAAAGCGAGCGAGTGGTGTGAGCAAGAAGGTATCACCAATGCAAAATTCATACATGGATCAATCCCACAAGGAAACAGTGCAGGCATCATCAAAGTACATGCAGAGTCAGGTGCAGAAATCGGAGCAATACCATTAGCCGATTGTGTTATTGCTGCCGAAGTAATTGAGCATGTTGGTGATGCTAGTTACTATGTTGATACGTTAGCTAAGTATTTAAAAGATGATAAGTCTATTATGATACTTACAACTCCATTCGGTGCATGGGAAGCAATTGGTTATGAAGAACATCATCCGTGGCGAGCACATGTACACCATTTTGACCGTGAAGATTTAGCTGACTTATGGGGACATTTTCCTAAGTTTAATGTTGCTGTAACTCCATCAGGTCATTCACTTTGGGGTTCAGGTTTAGGCAGTTACATTACAACGTTTGAAAACCCTGCTGGTTTAGTTTCACGTAAAGTTAATTATGATCGTAAGTTTGAAAACATGGTTGGCAGACAGACTTTATCAATGTGCATGGTTGTTAAGGATGCAGAAGATACTTTAAAGCGTTCACTTGATTCATTAAGTATTCAGTCTGGTAAGTCTGTTCATTATGTACCTGATGAAATTGTTATTGCTCTTGATGAAACAACTACTGATAGAACTTATGGTGTTATTAACAAGTGGATTGAAGATCGTAAAGGTAATTTTCCAATTGTAAAAGTAATTAACATACCTTCCCCTATGGAAATAGGCTTTGACGAAGCTCGTAACTTATCTATTAATCAAGCTGTTGGTGATTGGATTTTATGGATGGACTCAGACGAAGTAATGATACACCCTGAAAACATTTTTAAGTATTTACATAATAACCAGTTTAACGGTTATGCAGTAAGACAGCATCACTTCGCTATTGAGCCATTAGGTGTTTTGAAAACTGATCTACCTTGTCGCTTATTTCGTAATCATAAAGGTGTTAAGTTTTTTGGTGTTGTACATGAGCATCCTGAATTAGAAATTAATGAAGGTGTTGGTGCTGTTCAACTATTACCTGATATTGAAATTGCACATCATGGCTATACAACAGAACGTATTCGTCGTGGTCGTTTTGATCGTAACATTGCATTGTTAGTTCGTGACCGTAAAAAGTATCCTGAACGTAAGTTAGGGAAGTTCTTATGGTTACGTGACTTATCGCAAATGTGTAAATATGAATTAGAAGTTAATGGTGGTCGTGTAACTGCTGATATGCGTGAACGTGCCAACGAAGGTATTAAGATTTGGGAAGAACTGCTTGCTGCTAACGAGTTAAGAATGTTAGTTGATGGTATAGACTTTTATAGTCTGCTAACTAAAGTTATTGGTGGTGGTTTTGAAATGGGTTTTACGTTGGATACATCAAAAGAAAACGGTGGCATCCACATGGATCAGGCAAAGCCTGTTATTGCGAACTTCGCTAATAAACAACATGCAGAGGATTTACTTCAAGCATTATTTAACGAAAAGGTGAAAAGTTATGACTCAAAATACTTTTGAAGAAAAGTTGCTTGGAGATTTCAAACAAGCAATAAACGGTAACATGGCAGATGGTTTAAGTGTTAAAGGTAAATGGAAGTTTACCATTACACGCGCAGATGGTTCTATTGAAGAACATGTATCTGAAAACATTGTTACTAAAGATGGTTTAAATGCAATTGCTGAACTTATGTTAGGTGATGCAACTGGTGCGAATAGCGGATTTCAATATATCGCTATTGGTACAGTTACAACACAAGGTTCATTAGGTTCACTTCAATCAGGGCTTGGTGAAGTTAGTCGTAAGATTGGTTCTATTATCGCAAGCTCAGGTGAAGTTGCGATACTAGTTGCTACGTGGGCTGGTGATACTGATACCTTAACAGGCATTGCTCTTGGTACTGCTGGTATCATTAACCATGCTGATTCAGGTTCAGGTGTATTTGGTAATCATGTTAACAGTGTTGATGCTACTTTAAATGCTTCTGATTTCCTTAAGGTACAAATGGAAATACAAATCGGTTCGCATAACTTGTAAGTTATAGCCCTTTAATTAGGGCATAACTTTTTAACTACATATGGAGAAGTGGTAATGGCACATTCAAAAAGTTTAACATGGGCGCAAGCTGAACGTATTGTTGAGCAACATTGCAGAAATGTTTTAACCACTGTTGCACTTGCAGAAAATGCTTATCAGGACTTACTTGAAGCCTTTAGTGCTAACGGTGGTACAGATCAATTATTCGCTGATTCATTATTCGGTGATGTAACTGCAAGCGCGGATCAGGTTGAGCAAGTTACTGATATGAAAAATGCAATGGTATCTATTCATAAGCTGCATGACGTTTTAAATAATGTTTCTGTAACTGCTGCGGATAGAGTACAAGATTTATATAGAATGGCCTGATGATTAATTGGTGTATATATTATGGTGATGGATCTGTCTTTAGTGATGAAGATGGTTTGCCATTAGATGCACCACGAACAAACATTCAAATAATTGTTTTCAAAAATAATCAAATGGGATGGGAAGTTTTAAGTCAATCTGATTACTATTATTATGAAAGTGATGGTCATGGTTGGTGTATTGCTGCCGATCAATTTAATGTGTTTGATGTTTTAACAAGGGTCAGACAACCACTTATTTTATTTGGTAGATGGTTGTCACAAGATGATTTTAGAAAAATTGTTTTAAAAATGCTAGATGATTTACCTGAGCCGAAAACATTGTGGCGAAAAGGTGAACCGTCTTGGCTTAAAGGTATTTAGCAATGGGTCAACCAGTCAATCCAGTATGGGTATCAGGTCACTATCGTTTTGAAGATGATGATGGAACGCTTGACGGTTCTACTTTCCTTGCTGCCGAAGATACTACTATAACTCAAGATGTTGATAGTAATTTTCGTTTGCGTATTAACTGGGGTGAAAGCGCGGGGCAAAATCAAGATGATAATCTCACCGCACAATTACAATTTAGAATTAATGCAGGTACATGGACAACAGTTGGAGCAGCAACAGAAATACAATATGCTTCAAGCGGAAATGAAACAGATGGTAACACGTCAGCAACAGAACGATTAGGTACACCTCCAACAGGTGCAGCAACTTATGTAGAAACTGAATTTGATTCTAATAATACAACAACAGATAACATTCCTATTGATCAATATTATGAATTAAGTTTTAACTTATTAATTGATTCAGCACAGGTTGCAAATAATGACACTATAGATTTTCAACTTATAGATGGTAATGCAGTAGAGACATTTAGTACTACTGATACAGTTCCTACTTTAACTGTTAATGAAGCTGTTGTACCAACTAATTATGAACGTACTTTAACAAGTGAAGTTGATGCACAAGATCAACAACAGGCTTATGAAAATAAATTAAGGCATTTATTAAGTACACTTGATGTAGCTGATAATATTAGTAGCGTTGTAAGCGTTCCCCCTATATTACGTGTATTAAGTAGTAACTTAAATGTTAGTGATGAAATAAGAGCAACATCACTTCGCTATGTTAATTTAGCTTCACAACTTAATATTCAGGATAGCTCTGTTGTTGGTGCTTTACTTGCTAGGGCATTACTTAGTTCATTAGATGTCGATGATGTTTTAGTTAGGACTACTACTACTGTTGGTGAAGTTGTAGAACGGTTCTTAAGTAGTGAGTTAGAAATTAATGATGCTTTAGTTAATGAAGTTTTAGCTGAACGTTTATTAACTGACAATGTTGAACTGTTCGATTTAATTATTAGAATAGTTTCACAAGCACAAGTTGTACATGATCGTTCATTAATCAGTGCTATTGATGTTAATGATTCATTAAGCCGTGATGCTTTACTGGTTAGACTTTTATTTAGTAGCATTAATGCTAATGACACTACACAAATTGAAAAGCTTTTATACCGTAAGCTTAATGATAATGCTGAATTAACAGATGCAATAGTTAGCTTAATTCAAGGTTTAATAGTAACCCGCGTATTATCAAGTGAAGTAAATGTAATTGATTCAATAACGTTAATAGCTAACCTAACCAGACAGTTAATTGAACCTGTTGATATTAATGATGTAATTGTTGAAGGTGCTTTGTTATACAGGTTGCTAGGTGATGTTACTGATGTAATAGACTTTATTCAAAGCGGTGTGTTCACTGTCCTTGAACGTGTACTAGGTAGCTCAATTGATTTAGACGATGCTGCTTTATTGCAAAGAGAATTATCACGGTCTGCTTTAAGCTCATTGTTAGTGGTTGATAACCTGATACGTGAGCAAAACCTTAGTAGATTGCTGGTTGATAATCCTGATATACTGGATGCAATAATACGAACTATTACCTTACCACCTCAAGGCTTTGTTCGTATTCTATCTGATAACATTGATTTACAAGATGCAATATTAACTCAGGTGGCGAACTTATTACGCGGTTACATTTTGATGAACATTGAAGGTTCACCAATAATAACCGATACTAAAACAAGCGATATAATTATTGATACTAGGGAGTAATTATAGTGAGCATTAAACAACATTTAATTGGCGATACAATTCAAGTCACTATGATTAATTCAGGTGTATCACCTTCGGCTGTTCAAGCTAATGTATATGATGAAACTGAAACGTTAGTTGGTTCAGGTGCAATGGTAAGTTCAGGCAATGGTCATTACTATTATGATTTTACGATACCTGATACTGCTAGTTTTTATGTTGCTGAAACATTAGCTACTATCAACGGTAAACCATATAAAAACCGTAAACGTTTTCAAGCTATTAAGAGTGAGGTTTAATTATGGCACGTTATATTAAATGGTCTGAAGCTGTTGCACGTTACCCTTCACTTAATTCTGTTGGTGGTGCTGCTGAAATGGAAGAAGCTTGGATACATTATGTAGAAGATCAAGTACAAGGATTACTTGCATCTACTTATTCATTGCCACTTGTAATAGGTCATACAGTTAAAGACCTTTGCATTGAATTACTTTATATTCGCGTTGGTAAGATAAGCGTTGAAGAAACTGCTGACTTACGTGAAGCCTTTATGGAACGGATTAACCGTATTGTAAATGGTGAAGAATCAATGATTGATAATAACCATGAAGTTATTTTGCCTAATGGAATTGGTAATGCTGTTTATAGTAACACTGCTGATTATAACCCTGTCTTTAATTTAGATGATGCTATTGATCAAGAAGTCGATCCTAATTTATTAGAAGCTATAGCAGATGCCAAGCTCTAACGAAAGCCCAGTTAAGATAGTTGTTAAACCTACTTTAAAAAAGTTGGAGAAACTACAAACTAAACGTGCTAAGAAAATAAGTAACATGGAAACACCTTTTAAAAAGGTTGCCATATTTTTAGATAGATGGGTTCAGGTAAACTTTAAAACAGAAGGTGGAAAAGTTGGTAAGTGGAAACCTTTAGCATTAGGTGGTCGTTTCTATGGTGGTGGTTTTGATAGTAATGCAAAGCTGTTACAGGATACAGGCAGACTTCGTGCTTCGTTCTTACCGTTTGCAAGTAAGAACAATGCAGGTATAGGTTCAAAGTTACCTTACTCTAAAAAGCATGAAGAAGGTTTAGACGGTTTACCACAACGAAGAATATTACCTGTTAAGAATGAAGTTATTAAAGATGTTACTAAGATTATGGAAAAACATGTTAAGGATAGTTTGAAATGATTAACTTAAGTATTATTACTAAAGCATTACAAGATCAATTGAATAGTAATGTTGATGTTAAAGAGTTTTTAAACGGTAAAGAAGTTATCCGTGGTGAAGTAATAAACATGGACGTTAATGAAACTCCGTGGGTTGGTGTTTACCGTGGCAATGTTAAGTATGAACCACGTACATTAGGTTCAATGAATAACTGGGAAGCTTCACCAAGTATAAGAGTTATTGTACAAGCTTCACATTTATCAAGTGCTGAACAATGTGAAATTGATTTAGAAGGTTATGTACAAAAGATTTTAGATGCTGTTATTGATGATACTACTATTGGTGGTACTGTTGATATGATTAACAGTTATGATGTTGAAGTCGGTTACATTGAAACAGACCGTTCAACAGTACATTTTCAAGGCGCAAGTATTACTTTTAATATGGAGGTATCAACATCGTGAAACAAGTAAAGTGGATTGGTGAAGAACGTATGATCCCTAGTGTTGGTATCGGCACTAAGGGAAAACTTTTAAACATGCCAACTGAAATGGCAATTAGTTATATTAAACAGGGTTTAGCCGAAGCGACTAATAGAGAAGTTACGAATAAGCCTATAAAACAAGTGTTAAAGAAGGAGGATAAATAATGGCTTACGGTCAAAAAAGTAACGTTGGAATTATATTCCAAAATTCGTTTGATAGTGTTGGTGATGTAGGTTCAGTTCATTTCATCCCTAACTTATCAGAAAGTCTAAAAATAAATAAACCACCAATGTATTCTGAAAACATGCGTGGCGTGTTTGATGAAGGCGATTCTTATGAAGGTTTAAATACTGTTGATGGTGAGATTGATTGTGAAGCACAACCTATAGCTTTAGGTGCAATGCTTAAATCAATTCTTGAAGAAACAAGTGTCATTACTTCGGAAGCACTTTATACACATGTGTTTAAACCTCGTGCCAGTGACTTTGATGAACTGTCTGCTAACAATCCTGTTACTGCTTATGCTTACCGTGATACTGGTTCAGCAATGTTATACAGTAACTTGAATGGTGCTACGTTAGAACTGGCAATTGCTAACGGTGAGTTCTTAAAAGCTAAAGTTGGTTTTGTTGGTGGTTCGTTTCAACAAGCTGCTTCGGTTGCTGCAAGCTATCCAGTTGGTAAACGTTGGACATGGGATACAGCATCGTTATCGTTTGGTGGTGCGGCTGTTCCTGAGGTTGCTGCACTAACTGTAACGCTTGATGATGGTGGTCTTGAAGCAATGGGTACTTTCAACAATAGCTTATATCCTTCACGCATTAAACGTACTGGGTTTCGTACCATTGCAATTGATGGAACATTAAAGTTTGATAATCAAGATGAATATCAAGAGTTCATTAGCCAATCAGAACGTGAATTGCTTTTAACCTTTACAGGTAAAACAGAAGTTCAGTCTGGTTACTATGAGCAACTAACTTTGAAGTTACCTGCAATGCGCTATGAAGAAGCTGCACCAACTGCCGAAGGTGCTGGTGAAATTGAAATGTCTGTTACTGCTCGTGGTAAGTATCACGTTGGATCAGGAACAGGTTTAGAAATTACTTTAACCAATACGCAAGCTGCGTACTAACTAAGAGGAATTACTCAATGAGTAAGTTTACAAAACAATTTAGAACTACTTACAACTTTGAAGGTGATGTTGTTAATGTCACAATGACACGTTTGAAACGCAAGGATGCGATCAAGCTTGCTCCATTTATGACTGAACCAGATGAAGACGGTAAAGTTACAATGGCATTGGAAGACTCAATGAAATTTGCTGATGCTGCTAATGTTATTTTAGTTAATTGCATCACTGAATTTGAAGGGTTAAAAGATGCTGGTGGAAATGCTTTAAGTAAGGAAGATGTTTTTGGTGCTGAGTCAGAAGCTTATTTTATGTCGTTAACTTCTGAAATTATATCTGACTTAATGGATGCTAGTTTCGTTGGAGCAGATGATGAAAAAAAGTCAAACGAGCATCACAAAGATACTTCAACGGAATTGGAGGAACAGACTCATTCTTAATTGATGATATTTGTATTGAGCTATGGCTTGATGCTTTTCATCACTGCCATGAAAACGGTGCGAATGGTTTGGTGCGTGTTTGTTGGCCTGATGGAAAAAGTTATTTAGATCAGGAAGCAATCGTTGTTTCTATGTTTGGTATTATACGAAGCGAATACGGGAAAATAAACAATGGCTAATGTTATTGAGTTTTCAATTAAAGGTACTGTAACAAGTGCCGTTAGTGCTATGAAGAAAGTTAGCCAATCTATTGCTAAGATGGGTAAAGCTTTAATCAATGCAACTAAGTGGGCGGCTGCTTCGGCAGTTGCTTTAATTGGTTTCGTAAAGATTGTTAATGATGGAATTGATAAGACAGCTAAGTTCGCTAGTCGATTAGGATTAGCTGTTGACCAATTATCAAAGATGCAGTTCGTAGCTAATCAAGCTGGTATCAGTACTGAACAATTCAACATGGCTACGCAACGTATGACTAGACGTGTAGCAGAAGCAACACAAGGTTTAGGTGAAGCTAAAGGTGCATTGAATGAATTAAACATTGATGCAAATTCTTTTCAACAGATGTCACTTGATAAACAGTTTGAACAATTAGGTGATAGTTTAAATAAAGTTGAAGATCCTGCACAACGTTTACGATTAGCATTTAAGTTATTTGATAGTGAAGGTACAAGTGTACTTCAAATGCTTAATAAAGGTTCTGCTGCAATGCGTGAAACTGCTCGTGATGCTCAATTCCTTGGTTTAGTTATTGATAAACAAACGGCTGCTAACTCAGAAAAACTATCTGATGCTATGGGTAGAGCAACAGGTTCAATGAAAGGTTTAAGCCGTAGTATATCTGGTGAACTTACTCCTGTAATGACAGGGTTATCAAATGCCTTTGCAAACTTCATTGCTAAGAATCGTGAGGGCATTGCTAAGTTTGTTAGTAAGACAATTGAACACTTTTTTGTATTTATTGAAGTTATTAAACAAGTGTTCGCAAACTTTAAAAAGATACTTACTTCGCGTGAAGGCTTTTCAGCGTTCCTCGATAACATTGGAACTTTTGTTACTGCATCATTTAAGATGTTTGTTTCATGGGCTAAAGTATTAGGCATTATATTTATTGAAGCGTTTAAAGTTGCTGGTCAAGTTGTTACTGGTTTTGGAACATGGCTTGGTGAGTCAATTGCTAATTGGGCTAGTGGCAAAGAAATGGAAGACTTTTCAGAGCGTCTATCAAATAACATTGCAAACGCTTTAGCTAAAGCAGGTTCAAGATTAACAACTGAATTAGCTGCACCTTTAGAAGAATTTAAAAATAGAGTTGATGAAACAGGTAGTGCGGCTGCTGAGTTGTTTGGTATTAGTATGGATGGTGCTAGAGAAAAAGCAGCATTAGCAATTCAATCATTATCTGAGTTTGGGACAGTTGCACAAGAACAACTTGCTACAACTGGTGAAAGTGTTAGTGAGTTAATGGCTGCAATGGAAGAACGAAGTCGAACTTGGTTAACTTCATTAGGTGAAAATTCAAAACAGTTTGCAGAGTCATTCTTTACTTTAATGAATACAGTTATTGATTCAATTTCTCAAAGCATGTCACAAGTTATTGTTGATGGTGGGAACATGGCGAAGATGTTCCAAAACATTGCAAGCATGGTATTGAAACAATTGATTGCTATGTTGATCAAGATGGGTATCCAAAGATTGATACTTGCTGCTACTACTAAGGCTGCTGTTACTGCTGAGACATCTGCGGAAGGTGCTCGTGCAGTTGGTACAGCAACAGCAAACGGAATTGCATCATGGGCGGCTGCTCCTTGGCCTGTTAATCTAGGTGCTCCCGCGTTTGGTGCTGCTATGGGTGCGGCTGCTGCATCTGGTTTAAGTGCAGGTATCGCAACGGGTGCAGGTATCGGTGCAACTGCTGGCGCGGCTCACGGTGGTTTAGGTAACGTTCCTCAAGAAGCAACTTACTTACTACAAAAAGGTGAACGTGTTTTAAGCCCTAACCAGAATAGTGATTTAACTTCGTTTATTAATAATGAAGGTGGTGGTGGTGGCTCAACTGTTATTGAAAATTTAAATATAAGTATTTTAGAAAACGCTACCAACATTGATTCATTATTAAACTTAAGCGAACCTGAAATGGAAGAACTTGTTGCTGGTAGAATTATAACTGCATTAAATAATTTAGATGGTCAGGGTGTTCGACCTGTCTTCGCTGAAAGGGGTTAACTGAAATGGCTTTTAGATTATTTGTTGATAGTGATAACGGGGTTACTGTTGAACCTGAATGGGATTTAAAAGAGAAAGACAGTAAGATTGAAACCCGTAACCGTACTCGTTCAGGTGCTGAGTATGTTTATAAGTGGGGAGATTACCAGACAACTAAGTTTTCAGTTATGTATGTTAATAGTGATTTTAAATCTATTGTTAATAGTTACTGGAATAATAATGTTGATCTATTATGGATGGAAGAAGGTGGCTCTATTGTAACTTCTGTTCATATTGTAAATAAGAACACTCCTATCGGTGGCTACATTAAACCTTACAGTGATACTTTCAAAGGTACTATTGAGTTGAGTACTTACTAATGGCTTATGATGTTACAAGCTGGTTCGTAGAACAGACGTTACTTAAAACGCCTCAAAACTTAGTGCGTAAGTTTACTATAGGTTCAAGTGATTATAGTGAGCGTGTTATTACTTGGCCTAAATTTAAAACAGTATGGAATGATATTCGTTCAACTAAGTTAAATGTTAAATTAGCTAATCAAGATGCTGGCATGAACTTCATGCGTGAAGATAAAACATTACTTCGTCAAAACGTAAAGTTTGAATTTGGCTATACTCACCCTACTAGTGGTGATGAATTAATAACGTTGTTTGCTGGTAAGTCTGAACGAGTTAAGTATCAAAAAGAAACAACTGAAATGACTATTGTTGATAAGTTTAAGCAATTGTCAGACCGTGTAATGGGTTCAAGTGATGTACCTATTGATTATACTAGCAGTGATTACTTACCTGCTGATATAGCTTGGTATGCAATAACGTCTTACGGTGGTTTCGATACAACTGCTGATAGTAATAATGTTGATATTAATTATGAAAGCTGGTTAGAGTGGGCTAGTGTGTTTAGTGCTGATGGTGTTCACATGAACGCTTTGTTTAGTGGTACTAAAGTTTCAGAGGTGCTTCGTAAGATAGGAAGGCATACACTTTCTGCTGTATATATAGCAGAAGACAAACTTAATTTTCATCGCTTTAGTCAAGCAGATACTAATGTTACTTCATTTGATAATACTAATATTAGTGATTTAATTTTAGAATTTAATGATGCTGATATAGTTAACAAGCAATATGTATCTGCTGTTTATGATGTAACAAGTAAATTCCACACTGTAACTGTTAATGATGTTTCAACTTCATCTGTTAATAGTTTTGGCTTACGTGAAGATACAGAAGAAGATAAAAACATTTGGTATGTCAACAGTGCATCAGCAATTAATCTCGCACAAAGAAAAATACAAACTGGTGGTGAACCATTTGATTCTTTATTATTAAAAACTAATTTAACAGGCTTCACTCGTTTAGTTGGTGAAACTATTTCAATCATTGATAGCTTTCATTCCATTAATGATAGCTTTCGTATTATGAGTCAGAAAATTGATATGGATAAAGCCATTGTTGATTTCGATGTTGATAAGTCACAATTTACTTCGCCATTTATTTTAGATACTTCTAAATTAGATAGTGCTGATGTTTTAACCTAAAAAAGAGGATATGGCAATGCCAACTTTAAGAACTAATAAATGTGATGTGTGTGGTTTTTCTCAGACCGAACTTGATTATGGTACAGGTTGGAAAGGTTGGAGTATTATTAGCGGTATAGCTGCTAAAGAACCTGTAGTTGGTGAAGCACTTACACATGAAAATATGAACATGGCTTTATGCCCTAAACATACTTTGCAATTAACAGACTTATTAACTGTTATGCAGAAGGAGAATGAGTAATGGCTTGGACAGGACAAACTTTTTCAGTTGGTCAAATACTTACCGCTGCACAAATGACAAACTTGCAAGGCGATATACTTGTTGCTTTAACAGTTGGTGAAATAGTTGCGTTTGCAGATGATGTTGAACCTGATCAATGTTTAGAGTGTGATGGTGCAAGTTATGATACTACTACTTATGCAGCTCTGTTTGCAGTTATAGGTTATACCTATGGTGGTTCAGCCTCTAATTTCAATGTACCTGATTTACGTGGTGAGTTTATACGTGGGTGGGCGCATGGTGATGTAACTGATCCAGATAGAGCAGCACGTACTAATTCAGGTGGTGGTGTTACTGGTGATAATGTTGGTTCTAAGCAAGACCATGAACTAGATAGTCATAGGCATTCATTTTCACAATCTTCTTACGCTTTTCCTAATCCTGTTATATCAGAAGCTAATAATGGCTCAGGTACTGCTTACACTGGGTACACTGGCGGCAATGAAACCAGACCAACTAACGTTTATGTTATGTTTTGTATAAGGTATTAATATTATGAAAATTTATAACTATGATAAAGTTACAAACGAATTCTTATATGAGAGTGATGCTAAGTTAAGCCCCGCTGATTTAAAATTAGATAAAGAAGTCCATAGGGTTCCTTCATTTGCTACCAAGATAAAGCCACCTAAAGTTTCAGAGTTTCAGGCTGCTGTTTTTATTGAGGGTGAGTGGGCTATAGTTCCTGATTATCGTGATGCTGAATTATATATTATTGAAAGTGGTGAGTTAACTAATTTAGAATTAGGTGAACCGCTTAATGATTCCATTGATACTTATATACATAAAAAAGCACAAGATAAAATTAATGAAGTTAAACGTATAAATGATATAAATAGTAAAGGTCTTTCACTAATTAGAAAAATACTTCCTTATATAGTTAGCTTGAATGAAATTAAATTTGGTTATCTAATTTACAGTTCTATTAACGTTGATAGTAATAGTGATGAACTTATTAAAACTTTTTTAATTTATGAAGTTACACTTAATACTATTGCGAATGGAACGGCTGTTGATGCTGTTGCGTGGCCTGTATGATCCTTATAAGTGCAGGGCATCACCCAACTAAAGCAGGTGCTTGTTATGAAGACTTTTGTGAGTTTGATGAAGCTGCAAGGTGGGCTAAGTTAATCACTGAAAACATAGGGGAAGAACATGCTCTATTAGTTCCCTTCGGTGTGCTTAAAGATAAGGTTGCGTTTATTAATGAACGTGCTCATAACAGCATAGCAATTGAGATACATTTTAACAGTGCAAAGATTTGGGAAGATTTAGATAACGATGGGCTAGTTGATGAAGGTGAAATGATTAATGTTGGACGTGGTGCATTGTCATTGCACTACCCTAATAGTGTAAAAGGTGTTCGCCTTGCAATTGATATGCAGGACTCTATTCAACCTTTGTATGGTAAACATTGGAACGGTGTTATGGCTGGTTACTATAGAATGAATCCTAAATTTGGCGTAGATTACTTCTTAGCTAAAACACATTGCCCTTCTGTTATTGTTGAACCTGAGTTTATTCATCATAAAGATTTGATACAGAAACATCGTGAAGTTGCTTGCTTTAATATTGCACAAGCTTTAATGGATTTTAGTTAATAAGGAATGCTGTTATGAGTGATGATGAAAAATTATTAAAATATCTTAAAGATAAGTATGGTATTACTATTGAAGATTTAATATGGCTGAAAGATTACCATAGGTCATTATCAAAATACGGTGATTGGATTGCTAAGGTTGTTGTTACTTCTATTGTATTATCAATATTATCTGGATTAGGTTATGTTGCTATAGAAGGTATTAAACATATATTTAAAATAAAGGGAGGTTAGATATGTCTCAACAAAAAATTGATGTTACTAATGCAAGTGATTGGGCTAATCTTTTTATTAACTTATTTGATAAAGGTGAATGGAAAATATTGATAGTTACTTTAGCATTAACATACTCTATCACTTATGCTGCTAAAATTATTTACTTAATTACTGTACCTGATAAATTAGGTAGTTCACTTCATATAAGGTTACTAGCAATCGTTTCAGGTCTGTTAGCTGCGGCTATGTTATGGCATGAGCATCATTTAGATATGGAATGGTATGCTGCTGGTTTGTTAGTAGGGGTACTATCTATAATGTTACATCATATCTTATATGGTGTAGTGAATATGAAAGCTGTTAAAACTAAACTACCTTTCTTATCTAAATTATTAAAAGGTACTATAAAATGATTACCTTACTTAAAAGATATAAAATTATCATACTGGCTTTAGTTGCTGTATTACTTTTTGCATCAGGTGCGTTCACTGGTTACTCATATTGCAAACGTGCTCAAGATAAAGGTGTAATAAAACAACAGGCTAAAGATGCTGTTATTGTTATGGAACATCAAATTAAAAAAGACGAGGCTGAAAAAAATGTTGATACTATCATCACAAAACTTATTAAGATTAAAGATACTAGTGGTTGCCTTGATAACCCTAACAATGATGAATACCTTAACTGGTTGCACCGCGCAGACAGTAGAGCGCAATCCAGCTTTAACTAAGGATTGTAAGTGGGTTGATTATGATCCAAAGGTACACAAAGAACCGAGACAGCGTGACGTTATAATGGTGAAACGTGGTTTGTCACTGGCTGAATGCACTGCACGTATGCGGAAACTAAGGAAATAAAAAAGGGGGTTGTATGCCCCCTTAAACAATCTGACAGGTTAAAACTCATGCGTTACACCTAACCATACAGAAGACTTCTTATAGCTTGTGCTACCTGTTTGAAAGTTGCTACGAGTATTATTCACATTATCATAAGTTGATTGGGTAATGTTATGTTCAGCGTCATAAACATAATAACGTAACGTTACCAACTTATAATCAATACCTATCATAAGAGCATTAACATTAGTTGAGTCCTGTATGTTGCCATAAGTAGGTACTGCTACGATTGCTGTATCAGGTAAACTTGAAATACCTGTATAAAGTTTTAAGCCTGTTAATGGCTTTGTTTGTAAGTATAAGCTTGCACCCATATCTTTATCAGCAACTAATAACTCTATACCAACATACCCAACAGCCATTCCAAAGGCTGCAAACACTTCATGTTCTTTCGGTTGGTCAGTACATTCACCACATATTGTATTCGCATTATATAAACTGACATAAGCATTAACTTCATTCGCCTGTGCCACTGATACGGCAATCATTAAAGACATGCCTAATGCAATGGACAGTATTACATTATTTAACGTTTTCATTTTACTTTCTCCTTTATAGGTTTTCACCTAACCAAGTGACAACGATATATTTATCACCTTTTATAATTTCTTCACCACAATGTTCGTGTGTCCACGATGATGAAAACATTACTACCTTACCTTTTTCCGGTTTAACAGAAATATTTTGATGTTTAAAAGTTGTTTCACCACCTTCTTCAACATCGTTTAAATAAAAAACACATGTAACATTTCTATAGTACATAGCTGACTTAGCTGCGTCTGAGTGCCATGAATAAAAACCTCCTTTATTATATTTTATTATTGTATAACCTTCATCACTTTTGATTAATGGTTTAAATCCTAAACCAATTAATAATTTAATACACTTTTCAACAGCATTAAATAATAAGTTATCAATTTCTTTTACATTGCTTACGTTTAGTGTAATGCAATTACCAATCAACATACTCTTTGATTTTATAACTTTATTATTGGGTTCACCATAATCTTTATTACCTGCACTACTTTTTATTTGTAAACCTTTATTATTATCAAATATACTTTTTATTAAATTACATTGTTTATCTGTTAATACATTTTTAATTTCAAATATAAGTGAACCTTCCTTTACCTCATTTATAATTAAGTTACTCATTTTTCTTTCTCCTTCTTACTAATTAAAATCTTTAAAGCAAGTCTCCACCTTTTACCAAAAGGCATTAACCTTTGCCGTTCAATAACTTTATCAACTAATTTAGTTAAATCTTTTTTCTGAACTTGGTTAGCCTTTCTAATTTGTTTAGCCTGTTTATCACTCATTTCTTTACCCTCTTTGATATGCGTTTTTTCATTGCATTTAAAAATGTTTTTTGTGATCTACTTTTTAACTTATTTGATTCCAGTACATCTTCATCAACTGAATCATCAATAATAAGTCGATGTACATTAACCCGTTTCTTTTGTCCTGACCGTCTGACACGTCCTAGAAACTGTATTACATCAGTAAGCTTATCCAAGTGACTATAGTTGATCATATTGTATCCTGACTCTTGCAGGTTCAGACCATGTGCAACTGAACTAACTTGCCCTAACAGTACAGGTATCTTTCCCATGTTCCACATCTTTTCAATTAATAGTTTTTCTTTTTTACTTGGTTTTTTACCTGCTAACGACTTACCGAAAAATGGAGCTTTAGGAAACGCCTTTAATAAAGCCTCTAAGTCATGTTTATATTCATAGCCTATTAATACGGGTGAACCTTTTAAACCCTTAACAATTTTATTAGTTGCATTAATTTTTAATCTATGAATATGAATAACGTTTCTATCAACATCATAAATGCTACCATTACAAAATTGTTTTAACTTACCACGTTTCACCGCTGCATTAACGGCAGTGATAGTTCCCTTTTCATGTTCCAGTATAAACTCATATTCAAGTTCATTATATTCAGCACGAACCTTCTTAGGTAGCTTTAACTTAATATCAATATACTTTGGTGGTGGTAGCTTGACACTGTTTTCTTCTGGCCTGTATATAATGTCTTTAATGGCTTTGTGTATACGTTCAGCACCATCATCTTGAAGTATATAGTTGTAACCCTTGTAACCTGTTGGGGTGAAATACTCATTACGGTATGCAGTTATATAACGGCCTAACCGTTCACCTTCATCTAATATATAAATTTGAGTGAATAGATCCATATAGCTTTGAGTATTTGGTGTGGCTGATAATAAATGTCTACGTGTAAATTTACTTTTATATACCTCAGTAGTTCCTACATTGAATTGCAGCATCTTTTTAAATATTTTGAAACGTCCTGTTTTAAATGACTTCGCTTTATCACTTTCATCAATAACTAACATATCAGCTTTTAAAGCTTTAATGTTTTGCAGTAACCAAGGCAATCCCTCAAAGTTTATAATGTAAATGTCACGATCTAGTTTTAAGTTCTTATCCTTATCCTTACCATGTAAAATAGTATAGCTAAAATCAAAGCCCCACTTCTTTATTTCTTTAGGCCATACTTCGTGATCAACAATTTCCATCGTAGTGATAAGTAACATGCCGTTAAACATTTTCTTATTACGAAGTACCTCCATGACCATGCAAGTGATTGCAGTTTTACCTTCACCAACATCTAAGAACGCACCACTGCAAGGATTTTTGAGCATGAACTTTGCGCAATCAATTTGAACATCACGGGGGTTAAATACTTTGCTCATAATTTATATTCCTTAAAAGGTTTAAACATTTTCATAATGTTATTAGACCATGCAAGTTCATATTTAAATATATCTTTAGCTTGGTAAATATCATCAACTAAGTAAACATGTATTGCACGTTTTCTTAATTCATTATGTGTATACTTTTGAAACTTCTCACCTTGTCGCTTACCGAACTTTTCAACTTTACCTTCACGCTTAAACTCAATGTAAAACATGTAACCACTGTTTAATATAACTGCTCTATCAGGCCATGACCTCTTATGAACCTTAATACAATCAAAGCCTTGTTTAGTTACCCAGTTAGTAAAGGTTGTTTCAGTACTGGTTTCAAGTTTTAATAATTCAGGCATTATAATCTCTCAAGTAACTTGCTACACCTCTATCGAATTCATCATTATTACTTTTAGCATATCGTTCTAAATGCTCTAATGTTTTTCCTAAATTATCTGATTTAAGAATTTCATTTTTAGCAAAGTTAAAACCGCTTTTAAAAATACTTTTACTAACCACTACAATCACCTCCATTCTTTTTATTACGGTTGCACGACCTGCACCACTTGTAAGGTGTTTTAATAAACTTCTTATCACCGTACATTTTATCAATGCGGTTCACCCATAGCTTTTTCATTCTAGGTAAATCATTTTGATTATAATTAAATTCTTTAATACTGGTATCAGGGTTCGCATCATCTAAGTACCAAAACTCAACATTAATCTTATGCACATCAGGGTTCATTGCCAACAGTGACATACTGTATGCGTGGCCTTGGTCTTGGTGGCTTGGATACTTTCTGCCTGTCTTATAATCAATGACCGTTAACTCGTCGCTAAAGTGTGCAAAGTCTGCAAAGCCAACGAACCAATCTGATGCACTTCTATTTGAAGGTGTGTGATCCATATTCATTGATATGTCTGGTTCGCAATACCCACTACCTTTATTAAACTCACGCTTAAGACTTTTGAATTCATCTTTAAAATTTAATAGCGAATCAGGTAAGCCTTTTATTTTACCATTAACAAAGTTTTCAGCTTTAGCATGAATATCTAAACCACGTATCATAGCAGGGGATTGAACAAACTTATCCCGCTTTAATATATAACGCCATTCATACATTGAAGGACAATCGTGATAACAACTGTAACGACTGTATGACCATTTTTTTATAATTTGTTTCTTAGCCATTAATATTTCTCCCATAAGTCACTAAGTTTTTGCAGTTGCTTATCGGATAAGAATTTATTTTCAGTTACATAATGTTGCTCAATACTTGTCATAAATTTTAATTCCCACTCCGTAAGAAATAATCTATGACTTAGTAAATCATTAATAACAATTTTAATACTCTTATTATCATTTTTAAACGAAAGTTCCATTTAACTCTCCTTAAACAGTTCGGTAACTTTACCAATGGCATCACGTAAGCCTAAATTATATGAGGGCTTGTGAAACATTTTATTTCTTGTACCTGTCTCTTGTAACTTAACTAAATCATTTATAAACCTGTCAAGTGCTTGAGGATCTTTAAACTCAATAGCAACTTGTCGTTCTGTTTGACTATCCTTTTCAACTTTAGATCCAATTTCTAAAGGTTCTTCAAACTGTCCGAATGATACTGTTGCTTTGTTATCTTTAATTTGCATCATTAAATCAATAGTACCATGCCCCATTTCAATTATTGTTACATTGTCTTTTTTACTAATCATCTTTCAAACACTCCTTCTGTAGTGTAGATACCATGCTTGATATAGTTATAAGCGTTAGCCATAACCTTTGCTTGGTGTGCAGCATCATCAAGTGAGTCGTGTCGAACACCTTCAAACTTAATACGCTTTTTAATAAAGCCAACACTTTCAGCTAAGTCAACAATGGTTCGCATGTCGCGCACGTTCCAATACTTCCAAGGCTGCACAATTCTCTTAACACTATAGGCATAATCTAAAATTGAAATATCAAACGTTGCACCGTTACCCCATACCTTTGAATGTTTACCATCCTGTATAAATTCATTCAGGTCATAAAGTGCCTGTTGTATAGGTACAGTCTGTTCTTCCTTACTGGTAAGCTTACCCCTTGCTTCGTCGCTTTGTTCAAGCCACCACATGACCGTTCCATAATCAATATTAAACTTACTACCACAAACAACTTTACGTTTAAAGGCTGCTAACACTTCACCCGTTTCAATATTAAACTCAACACATGCAATAGATAATATATAACTATTGTACTTAGTGCCTAACGTTTCTAAATCAAAACTATAATTCCTACTGTTCGCCATTGTCATTTTCTAACTCCTTAGTGTGTATATGTTTTGAAAGCATTAACATTAATGCAAGTGGAAAGGTAAAGCATATTAAAACAATTTCTTTATATTCAATTTCATGTTCAAAGTTTTGAAACAATATAATAAACATAAAGCCAATTAGTAACCAAGCATTTATAACTATTAAAAAACTAAATACAATTGATCCAGCTAATAAAATTTCATTAAGTATCATCCTAATTACCTTTCCTACAATACCAGCCTCGCAATCTTTTTAACGCATCCAACACTGTTGTAATATCTCTACGTGAAAGTTTTGTTTTAGCTTGTATTAAAATTATTATTGCACGTTCATTTAAGCCACTATCTTTAGAAAGTTTATTCATAGCATCACCGATACGGGTTATGGCTTCCGCTAATATTTCAGTTGTTTCAGGTGGTTCACTTTTAATTACTTTTACATTCTTAGAAGTCATTTCTTTTTGTCCTTTAATATTTTTGAATAAATTTGGTCATAAAGATATTCTTGTTCATCAATATAACCTGCCCTTTCAGCTTGCTTAATAAGCTGCTTTGTTTTTGTTGTGCCGAAGTCCATTATATATTCACGTATCTTTTTCATTTGCCGTGATTCTTATGAAAGCTATATTTTATGTTAGCCGCTTTTCTAATTCTAATAGCGTCTCCTAAGTTGCGTGATTGGCCTAAATACTTTCTTTTTTTATTTAAACTTATTTGCACTTTCCACACTTTAAAAGTATTGCACCAATGTACCCCAGTGAATCCAGAAGAATTGTCTTTTCGTTTACAGGCATTTTTAACATTATCGGATTGTGGTCGATCAAATAAGTTGCACCATCTATTATCGTCTTTAATACTATTATCATGATCAACCCCGTAGATAGACCATTCACCTTTTACATATAAAAAAGCTAATCTATGAGCCTTATAATACCCACCACCCACACCTATATAAATGTAACCTTTAATGTGCTTGTACCCTGCAATATCACCTTTTTTACATCTTCCTGAATTTATATTTCTTTTGAATAAACCAGTAAATTTATTATAAGTTAGATATTTTTTAAGTTGCTTTTGGTTAATCATTATATTTTAACATCCCGCCCCATGTAGAACCCATTTTACCATCAGTTAGCATATCAAGATCAAATAATTCATCATGTTCCATCGCAGCTTTAAAGTCTGCCATTAGTTTTTTCTTTCTCCTTTTATCCCCGCTAACCATTATCTCATCATGCACCATTAAATTTATTCTTGAGTCGGGGTATTCAGATTTAAGCATGTCATCTACGTTAAGTAACGCACGTTTTGAATGGTCTGCTGCACTGCCTTGTATTAATGTATTAAGTGCAACGTATTCAAAACCTTCTTCAAAGTCATACCAGCGACCACCAGCCGTTCTAAACATTTCATCTTTTCTAGCAAGTAACAATAATTCCTTTTTAAGTTCCTTAACTTCTGGCAATGCCTGACCATGCAATTTGAAAACATCAACAGCATCTTCAATTGTTATACCTGCATTTTTTGATAATGCTTTTGCACCACCACCATATACGATTAAGAAGTTACAACCTTTTACAACAACGTGAGCCAGTATTATTCCAGACTGTTCAGCTATTAGATCACGAACAAAATCATGGCCTGACATGTCGGGGTTTAACTGGTAAGCCATTAACAGACCACCATCCCCGAAGTGTGCAAGTATACGAATCTCTTGTTGTGAAAAGTCACGGTTGAAAAGTAAGTGTGATTTTTTATCTGGTATGATAAAGTTTCTTAAAAATGGCATACCTTTAAAAACTTCATTCGGTCTACGTGGTACTTGTTGAAAGTTAGAACTGAACCGTCCTGTATACGTTCCCTTATCGTTATCACCTTTAATGGTATTAAACCAAGGATAAAAGCGACCATTGTTTTCTAAGGCACTGTTCAACCAAGGCTGCATATAAGTACCAATTAACTTATCATACTTACTAAATATTTCTAATTGTTTAACCAGCTTTACATCAGTACACACACGCATTAATGAATCTATTGCTGTACTCGGATTACCTTTTTCAGTTAGTTCCCATTCATCAACTAAACCTAATCGCTCAAACGCTTCTATCTTTTGTGGTGCGCTGTTTAAATTAATGTCACCAAGTACCTTAAATACAGCGTTTTCTGCACGTTGTTTTTTCTTCTTAGCTTTGACTAATTCAGGCTCAAGTAATTTATAATCAATTGGTACACCTTCACGTTCCATTTCAATAGCTTTTATAACTGCACGTTTTTCAATTTCATATTGATCAAGCATACCCATATCACGAACATACTTTAAAAACTTAGTTGTTAGTTTCTTGGTGCGTATAGTATCGCCTTTCGCATAACGTCCTGCTAACGGCACTGGTGCATAACAAATGAACATACCTGTTTTACTAGGTGGTATTCTAAACCAGCCTTTAGGTTTTTTCTTTTGTGCCGTGTTAAATATCTTCACCTGACCTTTAGCACTTTTTTGTGAAGTGAATATATGTGTAAGTATCCAATCATCTAATTTATTCTTTTCAACTGCTGGCATGTTAAGCCACTTATCAGCTAATGGTTTTAACTTTAAATTAGGTTCACGCGGGTTATGTAAGAAAGCTAACAGCATTGAATCATGCCAGTTATGTTTAGGTATAAGCGGTAAGCCAAAAAACTTTTCACCAACTTCTAAATCAAACTTTCCATGATGGGTGTTAATTTGATAGTCTGCATACAGTTGTTTTAATCTACGTTTAGCTTGTGCCTTAGTGCAGTTGTTACCTTCTGGATGCCCCCATGCCATGTACTCAGATTTACCATCTGGCATAGTGATCGCAAGCCCAACTGGTTCAGGTGGGTAGTGTGGTCTAGGTTCAATGGGTTTAGTTTCAAAATCTATTGTTGCAATGGGTATCATTATATTAGCCTTTTACTATTACCAACTAAAACCCTTGCATCTAAATAGTCTGCATTTGTTAAAGGTTTATAACAAGCTTCATCAGGTATACCAGTATAATTGTCAGTATGTAATTCAAAACCTAGTTCACATGTTTCAACATGTGGTTGTGATGTATAAATATTAGCTTTGCATCTATTACAATTTTGTTTTTTAGTTAGCTTCATTTTATTAGCTCTCTATATTTCTTTTATAATTTGAAAACGTATTGCAGGTTTACAATAGTATCTTTCCAGTTTATTACTATCAGTGAAGTTTATAGTTAGTTCGTAAGTAACTATTATATTATCATCTACATACATTTCATTTCTGTTTAATATATCAACTACACCTTTAGCTAACCAAAATGCACGTTTAATAACTTTGTAAAGTACAATAATATACAGTAACCTTTTATGGAATGTCATTTACTTAGCCTTTATTTTTTAGTTAATATTACGAATATTATTACGGTCAAAAGTAAACCAATTCCAATTAACTTGCTATCTATGCTTTGCAGTAATTCAATCACGTTACTAGCCCTCTAAAGTTCCATCACTTAAACTGTCATAAAGTTTTATAAGTGTATCGCGTTGGTGTTGTGAAATATTATGTTGACTTGATAATATACTTATAAAATGCGCTTCTTCTTGTTTAAGTTTACCGAAGTAAATTGTTTTAATTTCTACAATTATATTATCAATTTCTAACTGGCTGTAATCTTCATAAGACATTATTAATTCTCCCGTTCAGCATTAAGTATTTCAACACGTAAGCAAATAGCTAAGTTATAACCTACATACGCTGGTGAAGTCATGTAGCTAGGGCAATCAATAACCAGACATAATAATTCCAAAGCATCCATTTCTTTAATTTCTTTTTCAAGTTGATCACACATTTTTATTCTCTCCCATAACTTCATAGACATGGAAAACTAAAGCACCGTTCATCAACTGCACTGTATCTAAAAAAGCTAATCGTGATAGTATAAATAAATCTGATGGTAATTTTTGACCTGTTGCAAAGACAACAAACTTTCTAGTTTCCTTTACATAACTTGTATCATGCTGAACCCACATGCAGACTTTACCATTTTGTTCCTGCACTGAAAGTACATTTGCTTCAATAGGTAGTTCTAAATGAGTATCGCCAATTGGTAATTCATATTTATATATAATGTTCATAGCACTTGCCCTCTGTTTGTTTAAAGTTTTTAAAATACACTTGTTAAAATGTACTTTAAAAACTCCACCACCTTGCTCAACGGATAAAGAACATGTGGTGAAGAAAAAATACGTTTTAAATAAGTTCTGGTACAACAACAAAACCTATCTAAATTGTTTAGCTACCCCTAGCAACATATTTTTATTTTTACTATCGGCTAAATTTACTACGACCTTTTTTCTTACTGACTTTTTTCTTGCCAGCTTTTTTCTTACCTTTCTTTTTACCTTTGCCTTTAGGTGCAGTATAGTTTTTAGGATCGTAAGTTGTCTCGATCATTTTTTCAGCCGCTTCTAAAGTACCAGCCAAAACGTTCAAGGTTTTTTCAGCCGTGATCTCACTTAAAAAATCAAAAGTTAATGGAGGTGATACCGCTGTTGAATCTTCATCAAAACCGATTCTAATACGGCATTGTAAAGTATGTAACCCCATACTTTCAACTTCATGTAAAAATGATTTCCAATTCTTAAGTGAAGTAGGTGCAATGTTAAGCGACTTAAGTTCAGCCTTACCATCGTGTTCAACAACAAGTGCCAAACGTCTACGATCAGAACATGCCTTGCCTTCGCCTTTGTCTGCACTGCCCCATTCATTAAGTTCACAACCATCACAAGCATCGTTTTGTGGGACGGGTGAATCTTTATGTGGTGCAAGTTCATCTTCATCATAACCAATTGCAAAGCATACAGGACACGATGCCTCACCTTCAACAAAGTCGCTATCGTAACGTGACTTTTCAAAGTTCCAAGCAACAATAGTTGCATCAATAACGCGGCCTAATATAACACCACCTAATGAAAACTTACTGCCTTTACTTGAAATGTAATCACCTGTAACAGGTTTTTCTTTTGGTGCTTTACCACCTTTCGCATGTTTAGCAAGTTGACCTTGCCAGCCTGTTGCAAGTGCCTTACCTGTTTTTTTCTTTGCTGTTTTCTTTTTTGCTGCCATGAGTTCTATTCTCCAATGGAGTTAAGTTTAGCGTTATCAACACGAACAGCGTTTGCAGCTTTAATGAAGTTTGCTAGTGCCTTGCGTGTATCCGCTGCATCAATAACTTCACCTTTCGTTGCAATGCTCATTGCTAATGTTAGTTTTGCTTTTGCATCTTTCATAACAATTTTATTGTATCGGATGCGTTCTTTTACTACTTTCTTATCTAATGGTCGTGCCATTTTTATTTCTCCTTACTGTTATTAAATTAGTCTGGTTTTTTAAGTTTACATTAAACCTTTGGAAAGCCTGTATAAAATCAAAGTGGTTATTATCTTTAAGTTTCGCCACCACTCACGGCAACTATAATTTAGCTTTTCTTAAAGCCGTATGTAATTTTCTTTTTGGTCATGTGTTCAATACCTTCAATTTGAATACCGTCTTCATAATATTCACGAAGTAACCCTTGCCCTAATGCTTTATTAAGTAGACCAAAGTTTTTAGTTTTCAAAATATGTTTATAAATCTTACTCCAATCCTTTGCAGCAAATACATCTTCTTTTTTAATGTTAACCGAACCCATTTTAACGGTAACACCTGTTTGCTTTGTTGCTTCAATTGCAGGTATTAACATTTTTTTAAGTTCACTCCTTTCTTCTTCAAGTGCCTTAACAACTTTGTTCGCTTTGGTAATTTTAGCTTGTAACTTTAAAAAGTCAGTTGCCATGTTACCAAGTTTAACTCCAACTTTTTTAACTACGGTTTTTTTCTTAGCTACTTTTTTCTTGCTTACTTTCTTTTTAGCTGTCATATTAAATGCCCTCTTGTAAAATTAATGTTTTAGTTTCTGCTAACTGTCTCAGCGTATATCCTATTGCATGGTTAATAGCTGAACGGTTTGCATTAGGTTCTTCAAGTTCACGTTCCAGCATATTAATATCTTCTCTGATATTGCTGTATATGCGTTTTAATATATCTGACTTAATCATACCTGATAACCTTCTGGATACCTTGTTGTTAAAGGTCTATAGTTATCCTCCTTACCTTTACCACAGTGTTCACACTCATAGATAGCTGTAAAATCTCGACGGTTTTGATTTAGTATTTTTTGGATCTTCATAATATTGTTACCTTAATAAGGTTGAGCCGTCCTTGGCATTGGTGGGGGTGTTAGGCTGCGTTTGTTTTAATATCTTTCATTTGCATAGCCATTTCCCAAAGTGCCTTGTTCAGTTTAATGTCCTTATCAATGCTCTTGATCTTGCGTGTAGTATTGCGACGATAGCGACCTTTGTCATTCTGCTTAAGGACACATAAACCACCTTTCAAAGCTTTTTCCTGTACTACGTTATAAGTAGACCATAGATCAGAACCTGTATCAGCACTACGTTTAGGTCGTAGCATTTGCTTAACCATATCATGTTCAGTCGTTATTACTTTCGCATCCCCTTCCTTAGCTTCAGGGGTAATGTAGTTCAATGCAGTTTGAGCAAATACTTCCTGTTCAAAAGGTGTGAGTTGAATATTTTGCATGTCTTCAACTTGGCTGGTTATTAAAGGTACTTCTTCAACAACACGGTAAACACCTTCTACAACGTCCTCCGCTGCATTTTGGTTATGTCTCACGCTTACCTTATTGAATGTGCTGTCAGCAATTACAATGCCATTAGCACAAGCCATACGAAATATTCCAGCATGTAAAACAAAGGCCGCTGAACGGTCATGTGAATTTGTTAATAATAATTCAACAGCACTATCACCAACAATAATATCATCATTAAGTCTGCGGAATCTTACTAGGTGTTTTGTTAAAAGTTTTTTGCTTTGGTCTTGTACATTTTTTTGAGTTGCGTCAACTGGAAACCATCCCTCATTTCGTAGTGCATCAATAATTTGAATGGTGGGTGTGAATCCATAACGTGCTGAAACTTCGTCATGTGGTTTTGTTGCGAAAATACTTGGTGCGGTTAATAACATAGCTTCATTTTCTAAAGCTGTTGAGTGTGGTTGTGTCATTTCTCTAAACATTGTTTTAGCCCTCTTGGTTTGTGTGTTGATTATAACGCTTATTAAGTATTAATGTCTACAATTAATTTTAATTAATTGTCTTTATTATGAAAATAGTTTGAGCTTTATTAGTCTTTACTAATTTTCCAGCCATTCCGAAACGCCCTTTGAAATATGATAAAGCTTCATCATAATTCTTAGCCTGTATTTTTGCTTTAGGCATACCGACTTTATCAAACTCACATTTAATTAATTTAACTTTATCCATTTTATTTTCCTTATCGTTTTGACTCATAGTGTCCTGCATAACATTTGTTTAAAGCGTTGTAACTCGGCTTTGATTTAACCTTAATAATTTTTAACTCATCATAAGGTAAACCGATCACATTGCCTCTATTTTTAGGTCTGTTTTTTTGTTCAGCTTTTAATTGTTTAATAGTTTTAGTTGGTTTGTTCATTTCTTAATCACCTTTTCAAAGTTATGAAGCTATTATAAATAGCCTCGTTCACTAAATGAAGTACTATCTACACCACCAATAATAATATGATCCAGTACTGTTATATCAAACAATGTTAAAGCATCTTTTAATTGTTTTGTGATGTGCCTGTCTGCTGTACTGGGTTCAGGTAGACCGCTCGGATGGTTATGTGCAAATATAACAGCCGCCGCGTTCACCTTTAAAGCTTGTTTAGCTACTTCACGGGGATGGACGCTTGCTCCGTTAATAGTGCCACGAAACATTTCATCATATTGAATAAGCTGATGTTGTGTATCTAAAAACAATACACCAAAAACTTCATGCTCAAGGTTAGTCATTTTTAATTTTAAAAATGTTTTAACCGTTTCAGGGTTCTGCATAAAATCACCTTTAACAACTAAGCGACTTTCTAAAGTAGCTAAGGCACTTTCAATCAACTGGTTTTCTAATTTAATAGTTTCATTATTGTATGTCGGTGAGTCTTCTGTATTTACTTTGCTCATGGTTTAGCCCTCTTGGTTTTAGTTGTACCAACAAAGC